CGATGTTTACCAAGAATATAAAGGTCTCCAACCTTCACTGTTGTTTCTTCTTTCTCTTCTGGAGTTTCATCTTCATCAAACTCTTTCTCTTCCTTCTCTGAAGACACATATCCACACAACTCCTTTGCCTCAAACCCAGTCAATTCGAGATTAAAGCCGCTCGCTTTCAAATCAATCAATTCAATCTTGAGTAGTTCCTCATCCCAAGACGAATCTTGATTCGTGCGGTTATCCGCAATTCGATAGGCTTGAATCTGTGAAGGAGTTAATGAGTCGGCAATATGAACCGGAACTTCTTTAATCCCTAACTCTTTGGCGGCTAACCAACGAGTATGACCAACTACAATCACGTTATCGGTATCGACTACAATCGGTTGTCGAAACCCAAACTCTTTTATGGATGACTTTACTTTGGGTACAGCTTTCTGATTAACACGAGGATTCCTGATATAAGGAATTAAGCTATCAATCGGTTTCAGTTCAATCTTCATATTTATAGTCCACCTTACTGAGTAGTTTAGAAACAACCATTAAAGACTTTGCTGAATTTTCTTCAATGTTGATGTAATAACGATTACCTCTATCATCATAAACATTAAAGTAACTAAAAGGAATAATATATGGAAGTTGCAGTAATCGCTTAATGAATTTCTTGCAACGATCTTCATCTCGAAAACTGAACTCTAATTCCCATTTCGCAACATCTGGACTACTCATCTTCGATGAACTCCATCATTATTTTCAACCATGCTTCACGCTCGTTCACAATGTCCCAATACGCTTGTTCGTAATTGAGATTCATCCAAAGCCAGAACAAACGAAGCGTAAAACCTCCCATAGCAAAAAGGCCGCATAGGCGACCTCTAGGCTACTACTTAACTTGTTGGTAATCAACCATCAGTGGATTCGAGTGCTAGAGCGAGATAAGCCATCGCGTCGATCAAGTGATCCCGATTGAAGACCCCAGTTCCCACTCGATTCCTCGCCAGCTTCAGGCAAGCCATGAACAACCAGCCGTTGTATTCTGAAACCTGAATCCCAGTAAGCTTGAAGAACAGTTCAACTGTGACTGCCATCGACCGCTCTTGATCGACGTCACGATCAACCGCACGAGATTTAATCAGATTAGCGACTTCGCGCAAAATCTCAGAGGCGTCATTCGTATTCGATTGACGAGCCGCTCTTGAGATCAGTAACTCTTCTTTGCAAACATTCATCTCAAACTCCCTTGCTCGCGGTGACTTCAGTGGTGTTGTTGTATCGACCTTTTACTGCATAGGAATTTACTTCAGGAACAGGAGTTGTTCGATAAAAAATCATTTGCCCAATCTTCATTCCTGGCTTCAGTAGCAGACTGCTATACTGCAAACAATTATGCAGTTCAAGCGTCAACTTTGAACCATGCCAACCAGGATCACACCAAGTTGCTAACATATTATTTAGGGCAACCCGTGCTGCGCTCGACTTGAGCTTGAACTCGGCAGCAATATCGTTCGGCAGATTGAATGTTTCTTGAGTGCTTGCGAGAATGAATTGACCGGGCTGCATGATGTAACCAGAAGGATCAATGGTAAGACTCACCATTTCAGGTGACTGCTTTGCGCTCAGATCAACCACGGAAGCAGAATACTGAATCTTCTCGATCAGTAACGTATCGCCTAAAGTCACATCAATACTTGCGCCATTGATGTTTTCTGGATTAGCGTCAATCACGCCAGCTTCAACCAACTCGACCAACTCAAGGTAGGATAACAGCATCGTTTAACACTCCATCAAAAAAACATAGTCTATAATTATTAGTAGAGATTGTCTACTGTTTAATAAAATTACACTCTTTTGGTTCTTTTTCTAACGCACGAACTCGCTCACAAAGCGATTGTCCATCCTGAGCGGTAAAGCGCGGGCCTTTATTGGCAAACCGGCTCATTTGTTCTGAGAACTCGATGTAATTCACGACCTGGAAAGTGAACATCCCAAACAATAGGAAGAAGAACAAGAGAATGGTTTTCATTTCATCCCTGCTCCATGCTCCAGATACCGCTGTAAAATCCACCACAGCAGTATTCCGCCGCAAGTAATCCCAATCCAGGCCGCTTTACGCACTCCGCCCATGAACTCAGCAAGATTGGTGTTCTGTGCTCGAAGCTCAATGAAGGCTTTTTCGAGGGCTTGCAGTCGCACATCTTGTCCATCAATCATATCAAGAACACGTTTTGAGTCATCGAAATGCGCTGCGATCCGACCATTAATATCGGCGCTGCGAATCGCGGCCTGCTGGCTGTCGTCGTTGTTCTTCAACACCAGTTCACTTAAATGATCCAGTTTAGCCTCAAGACGCTCAATCCGTCTTTGGTCATCCGGACTGCGCTTCACGAGGCTATCTTGAGTGATCTCACTCACATAAGCACCTGATGAATCAGTACGGCAGCCGCTAGTGGGGTGCCGATAATAAAGATGAAGCTGATCGCAGAAAGCCCGGCAACCGCTAATAAATCAAGAAGCGTTCTCAAAATACACCGCCTTTCTGGCAATCATTAACAGAACATTGAGTCCAATTATCCCACTGCCATGCCCACAGCATGGCAGCAACAGGGATCGCAGCAGGCCCACTCCAGGCAATGATGCCTATGTTCCACAGCGCCGC